GGGTAAATCAGCTTTTGTAGACTTATCAAACATATTATTCGATATGAAAGTTTTAACTAAAGCAGATAAGTTAGCTTTAGAATTACTTTCAGATGCTTATAGCGAATATAAAAAAGCAAAAGATGTGATTAGTAAATTAGGTCAAACACAAGAAGTGACTTCAAGAGAAGGTAACACTAAAACAATGTTAAGACCTGAGCTACAAATAGCTAATCAATCATTTGTAAGAATATTTCAACTACTTAAAGAATTTGGTTTAACACCATCAAGTAGAGCTAAGGTAAATGCCTTAGAAAATCAAGGTAACTCTACAGATGTTAGAATCGAAAATTTTTTTAATAACAATGAATAACCTTAAACACATTGATACAAAAAAATATTACTTCGATGAAAGCTCTGCAAATAGAGCTGTTGATTTTATTGAATTATTTTGTTCTCACACTAAAGGCGAACTTAGTGGTAAAAAATTAAACTTAGAAGATTTTCAAAAAGATATTGTTAAAAATATATTTGGTTGGAAAAACAAAAAAACTAATCTTAGAAAATTTAGACAATGTTTTATTTTTATGCCTAGAAAAAATGGTAAGACAACTTTAATGGTTGGTATTGCTTTATATATGTTATATTCTGATGGCGAGAAAGGTGCAGAGATAGTAAGTGCTGCTGCTGATAAAGAACAAGCAAGGTTAAGTTTTTCTATTGCTAAATCTATGGTCCTTGCAAATCAAAATTTATCTAGCAGATCAAATACATTTAGAGATTCAATTACTTATGATAAGGTGGGGTCATACTACAAAGTTATCTCAGCAGATGCAGACACAAAACACGGATTAAATTTAAGTTGTTGTTTACTTGACGAAATTCATTCTCATAAAAATAGAGATTTGTATGATGTGCTTTTAACATCTATGGGTGCTAGAAAACAACCACTATTACTTTGCATAACTACAGCAGGGGCTGCAAATGTTAAAGACCATATATCAAAAGAATTATACAATTATAGTAAATCTCTAATCAAAGGCACTATTAAAGATGAAACATTTCTTTCTTATATTTATGAAGCTAATGAAAATGATGATATTCATAGTGAAGAGGTTTGGGAAAAAGCAAATCCAGGTTATGGTACTATTTTATCTAAAGAATTTATGATGCAACAATCACAAAAAGCTAAAAATGAATTAAGTTTTGAAAATACTTATAGAAGGTTGCACTTAAATCAATTTGTTACTAATGAATCTAAATTTATATCCGATGGTAAATGGATGGATTGTAAATCAAATATATCTATAGATAATTTTAAAGGTAAAGTTGTATATGCAGGATTAGACCTAGCAAGTACAAGGGATATAACTTGCCTTAGTTTATTATTCCCTGACAATGATGATGGTTATGATTTATTTTTATATTCTTTTATTCCTGATGAAAATGCAAAAAAAAGGTCACAAAGAGATAAAGTTAATTATATTAAATGGGAAAAGGAAGGTTATATAAATTTTACACCAGGCGATGTTTGTGATTATAATTATATAAAACACAAAATTAGAGAAGTTTCAGATAATTTCGATTTAAAAATGGTTGCTTATGATAGATGGGGTGCTACTTCTTTGGTTATTGATATGATAGAAGAAGGTTGTCCTATGATTCCAGTAGGTCAAGGTTATAAAACTTTATCACCATCTACTAAAGAATTTGAAAAATTAATATTAAGTAAAAAAATAAGACACGATGGTAATCCAGTTTTAAGATGGATGATGAATAATATTGTAATTACTCAAGACCCTGCTGGTAATGTAAAACCTGACAAATCTAAATCAAGTGAAAAGATAGATGGTGTTATTAGTTCAATTATGGCTTTAAGTGAAGCTATGGAAAATAAAAATAAAGGGGGGTCAACTTATGACAATAAAGAAATTTTCTTTGTCTAATAATCAGATAGTTGAGTTAGAATATGATAATATAAAAAAAATTGTAAAAAATATTTTAAAAAATAGTTCTGATTATCATCTTAGAGATGATTTAACACAAGATATTTGTTTAATATTGTTGTGTCAGTCAAATGAAAATTTAATTAAATTACATAAGAAAAATCAAGTGGTATATTTTGCAACAAGAATAATTTTAAATCAAGTTAAATCAAAAACTTCACCATTTTATAAAAAATATAAAAAAAAATTTAAGAATTTTGGCAATATTTAATATGAAATATATATATATATATGAGGGAAGTATATAAAAACAATAAATTTTGGGCTTACTAGACATTTTTTTCAAAAAAAAACAAGAAAATAGAAATTATGGGTATGATTTAAGCTACCCAAGTTTTTTTAATGCATCATCAGGTGAAGTTATATCTAAAGATCAGTCATTAAGATTAACAACTGTTTGGTCTTGTGTTAAAATAATTTCAGAAACAATAGCTTCCCTTCCTATATCTCTTTATGAACAAGATGAAAATGGTAGAAAAAATATTTTATATCAAAATCCATTATCTCAACTAGTAGGAGAAAGACCTTCACCTTTATATAATTCCTTCTCTTTCTTTGAAAGAACTCTTATAGATTTGTGTCTTGAGGGTAATTTTTATGCCTATATCGAAAGAAACGGTGGTGGGTTGCCTACTGCACTATTTCCAATTCTTTGTGAGGATGTTAAAGTATATGTTTCTCCTGAAGGAAGGGATGTCTATTATGATATAAAACAAAATGTAAGCATTCCTTATCCAATTACAGGAAAAGTAAGTTCACAAAATATGTTGCATATAAGAGGATTATCAACAGATGGAATTGTTGGGAAATCTCCAATACAAAGTGCAGCAGAATCTATTGGTATATCTTTAGCTTTAGATAAATATGCAGGTTCTTTTTATAAAAATTCTGCAAGTGTGAGTGGTATTTTACAACACCCAGGCACTTTAAAACCTGAAACTGCAAAAAGATTAAGAGCAAGTTGGAACTCAACATATGGTGGTAGTATAAATTCAGGTAAGACTGCAATTTTAGAAGAAGGTATGACTTGGACACCTAGAGCTATTCCAAATAACCAAGCACAATTTTTAGAAACAAGACAAATGCAAGTTTCAGAAATTTGTAGAATATTTAGAGTTCCAAACCACTTAGTTAATGATTTAAATAAAATTTCTTATAACTCTATAGAAGCTCAACAAATAGATTTTGTGCAATCTACTATTACTCCTTGGGTAAGAAGAATAGAAATAGCTTTAAATCATAAATTAATACCAAAAAATAACAGACCATCTCAATATTTTAAATTTAATTTAAATGCGATAATGAGAGGTGACACAAAAGCAAGGGCAGATTATTATAGAACTCTAGTTAATATTGGAGTGCTAACCCCTGATGAAGTTAGAGCTTATGAAGATTTAAATTCTATTGGTGGTGCTAATGAAAAAACATATATGCAAAGTAATATGTTGCCTTTAGAAGATTTAGGGCAATCAACAACAAGAAATAATATAAAAGAACAAGATGCTCAACAAGAGGAATCTTAAAGATATAAATACAAAACCAACTCAAGGGATGGTTTCTGAAGCGAGAAAAGGTTTAGAGTGGAGAAAAGAATTTGGTAGAGGGGGCACTCAGGTTGGTATTTCAAGAGCAAGAGATATTGTAAATGGTAAAAATTTATCAATATCATCAATAAAAAGAATGTTTAGTTTTTTTTCTAGACACGAAGTAGATAAAAAAGCACAAGGGTTTAGACCTGGTGAAAAGGGTTATCCTAGTAATGGTAGAATTGCTTGGGCTTTATGGGGTGGAGATGCAGGATTTAGTTGGTCAAGAAAAAAAAGGAATGAAATAAATAAAATTGAAGAAAAAAGAATGAAAATTGGTACAATTATTTTAGACGGTATAGAGTTACCACTTTATGATTCTAAAGAAGAAGCAGAATCTCAAGCAAAAAAATTAGGTGGTTCAGGTTCTCACGAACATACAGTTGATGGTAAAACTTATTATATGCCTTTTGATAATCACGAAAAGTGTAAAGAAATGATGCAAAATAAAAATAATATGCACTATGATGATGAAGAAGAGGAAGAAGATAGACAATTATCAGGAGATGTAAGAAAAGGGTTACAGAAAAAAGTTAAAGATCATAATGAGGATGTATCTAAATTAAAAAAATCTTGGAATCCTAAAGTTACCTTATCTAAATTAGAAAAAGTTTTTAGAAGAGGTGTTGGTGCTTATAAAACTAATCCTGGTTCAGTAAGACCAAGTGTTAAGTCACCTGAACAATGGGCTTATGCAAGAGTTAATTCTTTTTTATATGCAATTAAAAATGGTAGATTTAGAGGTGGTAAGCACGATACAGACTTATTACCAAATAATCACCCTGTTAAACAAAAAATGAAAAAAGAGGAATCTAATAAATATATTATGGAAAATAAAGAAATTAGAGTATATCAAGCTAAATATCACTATGGGGAAGAAAAAGAAGATAAAAGAGTAAGTGGTTATGCGGCTTTATTTGAAACCGATTCAAGAGAAATGGGTTTTATAGAAACTATAGAAAAAAATGCTTTTGATGGTAGGTTAGAGGATAATGTCATTCTCACTTTTAATCACAATCAAAATATGTTATTAGATAGAAATAAAGGTGGAACTTTAAAACTCTCAATTGATGAAAGAGGGTTGAAATATGATGCAACTTTACCAAACACTACAGTTGGTAAGGATGTTGCTGAACTAATGAAAAAAGGTTTGTTATATGAATCTTCATTTGCTTTTACAGTAGAAGAAGATGACTGGTCTATGAGTGATGGTATTGCTAGAAGAAAAATTCAAAAAATTGGAAAACTAGTAGATGTATCAATCGTAGGAACTGGAGCTTATGCAAACACAGATGTTGCTCTTAGGTCTTTAGAAGATTTTAAAGAAGAAATAGAATCTAAAGAAGATGAATCAGCTAATATGCAACAAAATACAATACAAGAAAATACTGATTCAACTAAATTATTAATTAACGAACTAAAATTAAAAAAAAGAAGAATATGAAAAATTCTATTGAACTTAGACAAGATAGAGCTGACTTGATTGAAAAGGCAGATTCTATGTTAAACTTAGCTAAAGAAGAAACTAGAAATTTATCAGAAAAAGAGCAAAAATCTTATGATGATATTATGACTAATATTGATGCTTTAGCAAAAAACATTTCTATGGTTGAAAGACAAGAAAAATTAAATGCTGAGATAGCTGTAAGCGTAGGTGCTGCACCAGTACAAAAAACTTCTGACACTAAAGAAGCAAGAAGTTACTCAATATTTAAAGCTATCAAAGGTATGATTAACAATAACCTTGATGGTGTAGAAAAAGAGATGCACGAAGAAGCTGTAAATGAAGCTAGATCACAAGGTATCGCAATAAATGGTTTAGGTATTCCCGCTTCTATGTTAGAGAAAAGAGCTACCGTAGATCAAACAAATTCAGCTATTGCTCCTACTAATATTTTATCTTACGCTGATGCCCTTCGTGAAGCATCTGTATTTGATAAAGTTGGTGCTACAATGTTAACAGGTCTTTCAGCTAACACTACTATTCCAGTTGCTGCTAAAACTTCAGTTAATTGGGAAGGCGAAAATGATGCTACAGCAGATGGGGGTGCAAACTTCTCTAAAGTTGAATTATCACCAGTTAGATGTGCTGCTTATGTAGATATTTCTAAGCAACTATTGTTACAAAACGATGGTGTTGAGCAAGTAATTATGAGAGATTTAGGTCGTGCAGTTGCTAACAAATTAGATGCAGCTATCTTTGGTTCTTCTAATGTGGCAACTGCTCCAACAGCTATAGCAACCTCAAGTAGTATAGGTACATTTACTGAAGCAGCATCTTTCGTAGCTGGTAGTTCTGTTGTAAAAGATATGGTTGAGGCACAAGGTGTATTAGCTGCAGCTGGTGGTCTTAACGGAAACCTTGCTTATGTTTGTTCCCCTGAGTTGATGGGTCAAATTAAGACAGGTGCACAAGTAGATAACATATTAGCTGCTATGCAAGGTAATTTAGCTTTAGGTTACCCAGTTTACTTTACTGATGGTGTTGGTAAATCAGCAGGAGTATCAGGTGACTTTTTATTTGGAGACTTCTCTAGATTATTCATCGGAATGTTTGGTGGATTAGATATCACGGTAGACCCTTATACTCAAGCTGCAAATGGAATTAATAGATTAGTTCTTAACAACTATGTTGATTTCGGTGTTGCTGATTCAGGTGCAGGATTTGTTAAAGCTACTTCTTTAGTTGCATAATTAAATTCTAAATAATTAGAAATGTGAAAGGGGTAACCCCCCTTTCTATTTTCTTTAACTTAAAATAAATGGCAATATCATACTTAGATAATATATATAATTTTGATAGTAATGAATATCTAAATCCTTCTATTTTTAGATATGGTAATTTACAAAATATGAATGCTGCAACATCAGTAGCAGTACCAACTGATAATTTAAAATCTCAATTAAATATTACATATAGTGATGAAGATACACTATTAACTTCATATATTGCAGCAGCTACAATAATGGCTGAACAATATTGTCAAAGACATTTTATAAAGGAAACATACAGAATATGGTTTAATGAATTACCTAGTAAATTTTCTTTATATTTTACTGATGTTACTGTAGATTATTCATCAATAGATGATTCTAATAAACAAGGGTTACATTATTTAGCATCAGCAGGAAGCAACTATACTTATTTTAATAAAAGTAATTATTATCTAAAACCTTTAGCAAATCCATCAATAGTGTGTTTAAAATCAAAACCTAGTAATGCGATAAGCGTTGATGAT